TCGAACACTTGGTGCGCGATGACTACGAACGTAACAAAAGTATTATTGACTTGACTGCACAACCTGACAACATCAAGGCTGTACTAGATCAGACCATTGCCGAAGCTGTGCAGAAAGAACGTAATCCTTCCGTAGGACCTCACTTTATGAAGTTTTGTGGTAAGTATGGTTTACAGAAGGCTTCGGATAATGCTCAACAACATACTCAATGGCTGGCGGCCAGCTATAACTAAACTTACCATCATTGGACTAGTGCTATACTTTGTAGCAAAGTCAGTCTTGGCCTCGAGCATAATAGTTGATAGCAAATGGGCATGTGGTGCCAGTTTAGAGATTGGTGAAGCCTTGGGCAGTAGCGGTGAAGAAATCATTGCTACCGGCACAGTTGATGACATGTTTATAATGTCGTTTTGGGCCAACAAAACAACAAGAGAATGGACTTTGGTGTTGACTGACAATGGCAATAGAGAACTCAGTTGTGTGGTGGCATACGGCAGTAAACTTAAAACTATTACTTCCAACAGAGTGGCAATTTAAGCGGTATTTAATAGGCTCGTTATATACGCACTTATGCTAAATAAGCATATGAGCAGACCTAAACCCACTATTATATTAACAAATACAAATCCTCGCACTTATAAAAGTGAAGAAGTCCTTGCGGCAGATGCAATCTATGCTGTATTTTACAAAGATAAGCCAATAAATCTTCGCACCTTGAACAGCTTGGTCAGCTATCCTGGACCAAAATATAAAAAGGTAAGTTTTTCCAATCCCGGTCATGCATTCAATCTAGCCGATCGTTTAAACAAAATGTTCAAAACTACAGATTTCTGTGTAGTTGAACTCAAGCAGGGCCGCAAAATTAATGAGTCAGGAACTAGCTACAAAGATAACTGAGTACCTAGCTCGGTATCCAGTGCCTCATATATGGGAGGCAACAAAAATAACACCATACACGGTGTTTAAAAATTATCAACCAGGACGACAAAAAGGTCTTCGCTTAACTACATTTGGTTGGGAACTAATGAAACCACACTTTCGGTATTGGTCTTACCAATGTCCCGCTGGATGGAGCCCTAAACCTGGACACCTGATAGGCCTAGAACAACATCTTGATTGGCCATACTACCACGGTGCTGGCTACTTTCGAATCTTTGGGGAAAATGATGCTATGGAAATTCGTTTATTAAATGACGACATTGTTCTTTGGCTTAGTGGGCTAAGCCGTAAAGCACTAAGCAAAGGTTAAATCTTCCTGACTTCTTTCCAGTAATGCATTAGTGCTGTAATTATAATACCAATAAACACCGCATACGCCAAATTAAAAGCAAACGTGCTTGCGGTAACTACCAACATTACCCCTGCATCTGCTTGTTTTAGCTGTAGACTTTTCCAATCAAATGTGTGATAGCATACAACACACATAACTCCTACTAATGCGGCCAGTGGGATGTTTTCAATAACAACACTGGCAAATAGAATGTAAGCCAAGATACACAGAGCCTCAACTACACCTGCTAAACGTTGATGACCGCCTGCTTCTAAGTTAATAACTGTTTGACCAATCATGGCACAACCACCCATTCCGCCAAACAAGCCAGTAAGCACGTTACCTGCACCTTGTGCCATACTTTCTTTATTAGGCTGGTTAATGCCCCCAATTGTCTTATCAACTAAGTTTGCTGTTAACAATGTTTCAATCAAGCCAATGCCTGCTAAAACAAAACTGTAAGGTGCAATAATTTTTAGTGTTTCTAGAGTCATTGGCACATCAGGCCAAGCAAAGGTTGGGAACGCACCAGATACTTCAGCAACATCTTTGACTAATTGTGTGTCAAGTCCAAACAACAATACAACGCCTGTGGTTAAGACTATACCAAACAAGCTACCAGGAATGTGTTTAGTAATTTTTGGCCCAACAACTACGCCAAGAATGGTCAAAGCAATTAAACCAAGCATAGTATAAAGTGGCGTGCCTGATTCAGGTACCTGGTGAAACTGTGCTGTAAAAATTACAAGAGCAAGACCATTTACAAACCCTGTCATAACAGCAGGGCTGACCAGCTTAATCAACTTGCCAAGCTTGAACACACCAAATGCAACTTGGATCAAGCCCATGAGGATGATACAGGCAAAGAGATATTGGACACCATGTGTTACAACCAAGGCAACTGAAACAACTGCAAGACTACCAGCACCTCCACTGATGAGTCCAGGGCGGCCACCAAACACGGCAGTTATCAATCCTAGTATGAAAGCCGCATACAATCCAACTAAAGGATTAACATGAGCCAGTAATGCAAACGCAACTACCTCAGGTACCATGGCAAGGCTAGTTGTTACACCAGCAAGAGTGTTTTTTAATATGTTCTGCATTGACGTACTTATGGTAAATATTTCTATGCAGAATTGGCAACCGTATGTTCAAGCAGGTTGGGAATTAGTATCTGAAGCGCAAGGTGTTAGCAAGACATATTTGCAACCTGATGTTGAAGCATTCCTAGTCCATACTGTAGCACGGTCGTTTGAACGCACTGATATATGGGATGAACCAATTGCAATCAAACTACTGACTGCACAAAACAAACCTGGCCTAACTAAACGCATTGACCTCCGCAGTGTAGGCGAAGAGTGTTTGCTGATTGATGCTTGGCAACTTAAACAAGCACGATGGCCTAGTGACAAGTACTTTGCAGACATGGGCGAAATTGCATTTGGCATGGCCAGCATTGCAACAACGCCAGTTGATTTACTGTTAGAATTGGCCAGTATAAACTTTGGTCGCATGAGTCAAGTGCTAAGACACGCTAGAGACCTAGCAAACCGCTAATAGTTGCAAAAATACAACACTTTTTATCAAAAAAACACCAAAAATAGGTTGACTCTTGGCTCTAGACCACATATAATAGTAACACTATGAAACGGAATACTATCACTATCAAACTTGAGCGTTCAAAGCGCCGTTGTGTGGAACTGTACTCTGCAAATACCCCTTTTAAAGGTCGGGTTGAGCAGAGTCGTGTTGCATATAAACGACATGCCAAGACTCAAAAAGAGGTTGACAGGCGTCTGGATCTATAGTACAATAACTATATTGCGGAAAGGTTCTGCAATGTTTTACTCAACACACAAATTGGAGTTTTTATATGTCTAAAGTTCTTTCTCAAACCCCCGACGCTATTCGTAAACGTGCCGCTCGTGCTCGTGCCGCTGGTGTAATGGAATTGGTAGTTGTGGCACCTGCTGTAGTAGAAGCCGCAGTTGAAGCAATTATTGCTGGTGAAACATTCACCCATGTTGGCTATGCAGTTGACAAAAAAGGTAAAGGTGCAGTTCGCTACACCAACGACAAGCGTCGCACTCGTACCTTGGTACGTGCAGGTTGTACAGATGTTAAGTTTGTAGAACTGCCTGTGCCAATGACCAAGGATCAAATTGATGCGTCAGAATTTGTTGCTCAAGTGATGCCTGCTGTAGTTACCAAGGCAGTTGCCTAAAAAGATAAGATGGGGTGTTGACAGATGCCCTATCTTATGTTATAATTTAATTTTAACACACCCTAAGTAGGAGCCACCAAATGGGAAATAATACTGTCGAAACCCGCACCGTTAAGATTAGCGAGTGCAAACCTATCCTGCGCCGAGCCGTTGCAAAACGCCGACCAGTCTTTATCTGGGGACCTCCTGGCGTAGGCAAGAGTGACATGGTGAACCAAGTTGCCGCAGAGTTTGCTAACTCTACTGTAGTCGACTTGCGTATGGCTCTTATGGATCCAACAGACATTAAAGGTGTCCCTTACTACAGTCAAGGTGATAACACTATGAAGTGGGCTACCCCTTCAGAATTGCCTAGCAAAGATTTTGCCAAAGAATACGACACTATCTTCTTGTTCTTAGATGAGCTTAACTCTGCTCCTCCTGCTGTTCAGGCCGCGGCTTACCAGCTTATCCTTAACCGCAAAGTTGGACAATACACCCTGCCAGACAATGTAGTTCTAATTGCCGCAGGTAACCGAATGGGTGATAAGGGTGTTACCTATCGTATGCCTAGCCCACTGGCCAACCGCTTCATGCATTTGGAAATCCGAGTGGACTTTGAAGACTGGGAACAATGGGCTATTATGAATGAGATCCATCCGCATGTGGTTGGCTTTTTAAAACAGTTCAAAGGTGACTTGTACAACTTTGAGCCTACTCAACACGATCGTGCCTTCCCTACTCCACGTACATGGAGTTTTGTAAGTGAGATGATTGATGACGACATGCCAGACAGTGCTAACACAGACATGGTAGCAGGCTTGGTTGGCGAAGGTATGGCAATTAAGTTTATGGCACACCGCAAGCATGCCGCAGACTTGCCTGACCCATCAGATGTACTGAGTGGCAAAGTTACCACTTTCAAAAGCAAAGAGGTAAGTGCCGCATACGCACTAGTTACCAGTTTGAGCTACGAACTTCGTACACGTTATGAAGATGGCAAGAGAAGCGGTAAGTTGGAAGACTTTAACAAGAGTGCAGACAACTGGCTTGGCTTTATGATGAGTAACTTTGAACCTGAGATGGTTATCATGGGTGCTCATACTGTATTGAAGAACTACAAGGTTGTGTTTGATCGTAAGAAGATGACTAACTTCCCAGAGTTCTTCAAACGCTATGCCAACTTACTCACCGACGAGTAAACGGTTAAGGGACTGGGCTGTACTTGAAATAATGTACGGCTCAGAAGCCCAACAGGTCTGGACGGACCAACCACCCTCCCCCTCCGATGTTAGCGAGTGGCTCCGAGAACAAAGGAAAAGTTGGTCCGTCCGAACTTACCCTAAAGGAGCCACAATTAATGAAGTTACCAGATGGTCCAGAGAACAAGGATTAAAGAGGTTAGATTGGGACTTTATGCCAAAGCAACATATTTGGTTTAGAGATCCACAGATAGCCATGATATGGGATATATCAGGACCAAAAGATAAAGATGAAAAACCGGTTGACCATTACCAAGATATCTAGTATAATAGATACATACAGAAACAAATAGGAGCCACCTAAAATGTCCAAACTGCCTGCCCGTGATAAACTAGTTAAGAGCCGTGTTGCTATGCTGTTAAAGTATCCTTTCTGGGGACCTTTGGCGGCACGACTGAAACTGGAAGAAGTTGAATGGTGCAAGACTATTGCAACAGATGGCCGCAAGTTCTACTACAATGCAGAGTTTGTTTCCAAACTAAGTGATGGTGAAATGATCTTTGGCTTTGGACACGAGCTTGGACACATTATCTTTGATCACATGTCACGTCGTGGCGACCGTGAACCACAAGTATGGAACATGGCAGGTGACTATGTTATCAACAACATGCTTATCCGAGAAAGTGTTGGCACCGCAATTACCACTGTACCAATCTTGGCCGACCGCAAGTATGAAGGCAAGACTGCCGACGAAGTCTATGACGACTTGATGGAGAATGCTACAGTTATTAAAATGACACTTGATGATCACCTGGACATGGAAGGTGACGGCGATGATGGTGAAGATGGCGATGGCAGTGGACAGGGCGGTGACAAGGTTGGCAAAAATGGCAAGCCTAAGTTCAAGAAGTTATCAGAAGAAGAACGTAAAGCATTGCGTGATGAATGGCGTGAGGCTGTGATCCAAGCATCTAAAAATGCAGGCGCAGGCAATACTCCAGCAGACATCCAACGCCTTGTCAAAGATATTACTAACCCTGTAATGGACTTGAGAGACTTGTTGCGTATTCAGTTTAGTGGTAGTGTTAAAAGCGACTACACTTGGATGCGTCCCAATCGTAAGGCCTGGCATACTGGCGCTATTATGCCTGGACAGTTACCAGGTGAGGAACTTGACATTGTAGTAGCACTGGACGCTTCTGGTTCCATTGATGAAGGCATGTTGAGTGACTTCCTTGGCATGGTACAAGGTGCGTTGGATCAGTTTACTTCTTACAAGGTGCGTATAGTTACTTTTGATACAGACATTTACAACGAAGATACATTTACAGGTGACGATGGTAGAAGCATGGGAGAGTACGACATCCAAGGTGGTGGTGGTACAGACTTTACTTGCATTTGGCAATGGATGAAAGACAATGACGTCCAACCCCATCAACTAGTAGTGTTTACAGATGGCTATCCGTTTGGTTCATGGGGAGACCCAGACTATTGCGACACGCTGTTTGTTGTGCATGGTAGCAAAGATATCACAGCACCGTTTGGTATCACTGCTAACTATGCGCCACCTAGGCACTAATTTATTCTGCTCCTTCAACGCACCTTAGGGTGCTATTTTTTCTTAAAATTTAGAAGTTAATTTAGCACGATATTCGTTAAAGACTTTCATAGGTTCTTCTTTAAATGCATCACCTAGACTAATACTCAATAGATATCTATCGCTTTCTCCACAAATTGCTCCGTGCGGCACTTGGCTATTAAATAGATAAAACGTATCAGGTTCATAAACTAAAGGAACAAGATTGTATAACAATGAATGTTCCATGCCTACTTTAAAATAAGACACACCGTCGGAACCTGCAGACAACATCATATTGATACTTGCTCCTCTTCCCGAATCGGTATGAAATACGTAATATGTATTTGGCTCCATCTTATGTATTCTAAAATTTCCTAAACCTATGTTCCATTTAGTTTGAATCATAGATAGAATAGGATCATTTTTAATAAAAAATTCAGGGATTGTTATTTGTAAAAAAGAATGTTTTCCGTTATGGCCTGACTGAGTAAAAGATTGGGACATTGCATACCTTAACATTGCATCTCTGGCAGACGATTTTAAAGGTATGGAAAAATAACAGTGATCTTTGGTAAAATTTGCAGGCATAATAATATTTAGTTCAATAGGGCCTTGGTGTCCTATTTTTTTTGGTTAAACATGTGGCTATTTTTAACTATAAGTATTCGTGGATATATTCCGTTCTATAACCTAGGAGATTTAAATGGAACAACAAGAACAACAGGCTGAATCACAAGTTCAGCAACCAATTGGCTTAACGCTACAAGACTTAAGAGTACTAGCAGGCGCAATTGAATTGGGCTCACAACGTGGTGGCTATCGTGCTCCAGAGATGGAAATCATTGGCGCAACTTATAACAAGTTGGCTGCCTTCTTAAAAGCCAACGAGCCACAACAACCTGCTGAAGCACCAGCCGAAGCAACTGCCGAAGCACCAGCTGAAGCAGAAGTTACCGCAGAGCAGGCGTAATTTAGAAAAGGAGCCGATATGGCACAATTTATCAAACACGTTGGAACAAATGGCCAACACAAGAAAGTTGTAGTAGTATTTCGTGAAGTACCAGGAGATCCGGACTCTGCATTGGTTATTCCAACTGGACTATTACCACAACTATATCACGATGATTTAATTACTGCCATTGAAAGCCCCAATTGCCAAGCTAGTATGGAACCAAGCGACTATTTGTTCCGTCAGATTTTTAATGACGGAACAAATATGTTGAACACTATCCACCAACGTGGATGGATGATTAAGGTTGCAACTAAAAGTATTATGATGACACCACAACCTGGTGTTGAAATTAATTTAGTTGAACTAAACAAACAACTTAAAAGTATTTCAAATGATCAGGCTGCCAGTGGAACACGAGCAAGCGACATTGCAACCAACAAAACAGCTAGCCAATATACCCCACCAGCTGGCTCACCTGGTGTAATTGATGATGTACAATTGGCTTCCAAGCTAAGAGCACAAGCAAATACATTCGAAGTCGAAGTACGTAGATTACGTGAGGAGGCAGAGAAGTTGGACCCAAAAGGGCAGGTCGTGGCCGACCACGCAAGTCTAGCCCAGCCATCGACCGTAGTCAAACAGGGCCGGGGAAGACCACCAAAGGTCAAAGCAGTGGCGTAAAAGCTAGTGTGTTTGGACGTATTAAAACTTTATGGAGTAATTGGTGAGCATTCGTAAAAAAGACAGAAGCTTTGAAGACATGTTAAGAGAAATACATGTTGAAGAAGTACCAGTGGAATACATTGATTGGATTAAAGTTTTCTTAGATGATGGAACTGAAATTATTTTTAAACAAGCTGACCTAAGCGAAATTAAAACTAGCAAAGACGTTCTTGGTATCAAACAACTTAAACAATATATGGATCGCATCGTGGACTTTGAAGTCATGATGAATAGCGAGTTAATTAAAACTCGAGTTACTCGATTCGTTGGCGCATTACTAGCTACACATTTCAATCAGGAATAACTACATGGAACCTACTCATTTATTAATTGTAAACCCCAGCGAGGCAGTTTTAAGACTTGTCAAAGCTGGCTTTGTATCAAAGTCAAGTGCAATGACATTTACCATTGTAATAACCAAAGACATTAAAACTATATTAGGTGAACAATACTTTAATGCAAAAGTGATTGATTTAAAGGAAAAAGAATGGGATGCTTCTACAAAATATGTTTCTGCGTTTTCATATGATTACAGTGGACAACAATTTTTAAATGGGATTAGTGACCAAATTATGTTATCCAATAGTAAATCTAGGAATGATGAAAGACTACAACATTATTATAGATCACAACCACCAGTTGGCTGCAAACTAGTTGAAACATTAAGCTATATGGGTAGACACGTTGTTGTTTCGTGCTTAGACTTCTTAGAAGATAAGAAGATATCAATGAAAACAACATTTGATAACGAATATACCAACCTAATTGAAGAAGTGTTTGAAAACTTAGATAAGTTTGAAATTCTCAATGGTACAACACAAACATACATAGATCTATCAGGTATTGCTGGTATTAGACAACATCCTTCAAATTTAACTTACCAGAACCAAAAACTTGGTACTGCAAGACACTGGTTTGATGTTTGGCCAGGAGTTACTATGAATTGTGGCGTAAAATCTAACAATAAAAGCTTTCGTGGCTTCTATGAATGGGCCGAATTAACTGGCGATTCATCCAAAGTTTATACAGCAAAGCCACTAACCTTATAAATACTTGTATGCTAATAACATGCAGTTTTATTTTTTTATCTTGGACACTCTATCTTTATTTGATTCATAGAATCATACACAAAGTAGGGCTTTCGTATTTCCCAATTGCGTTTAAAGCACACGCAGACCACCACAAGTATATAAACACACATGACCAAACCAAATGGCATTGGAACAATTTATTCTTGTTCAATGACACATGGACAAGCACATTAGATTTATGGATCACTGAAGTTATTCCAACTATCATATTCTCGGCCATCACTGGCCACTGGTGGATACTGGCATTTTACTATGTTTGGGCGGCACTGATACAAGAGACAATTGAACATAATCCTAATATAAACTTTTATCCATTTATGACCAGTGGTAAGTGGCACTTGATACATCATCGCGACAATGGATCAAATTTTGGATTGTTTTTTCCAATTTGGGATATACTGTTTAAAACACATAGAAAAATAGAAGTAGCATGACACAAAAATACTACCAGCCATTGAACATGACAGATCAAGACTGGGAACTCATTAAGAACTATGTCATGGTTAACCATATTCTTAATCAAGAAACGCTATTAGCAAGCTACCATCTTACCTCAGTTCCTGTAAAACAAGCACTAAAAAATATGGTTCAACAAACGCTTAACAATCATAACTTTGGCGACTGTGATGTGAAATCAGCAATCCTTTTTACAGTACCTCCTGAGTCAAAGGTTAATATTCATATCGACGGCTATACAGCCGAACGCAAAGATGCAAGTAACTATGCAATGAACATCCCAATTGAGAATTGTGATCAAGGGGTAATGCACTGGTACAGCGGAGATTACATTCTTGAAGAAAAGATGACTTCGGAAAACTTAAAACATTTAAAAATTAAATGGACCAATGAACCGGAACTTGCGTATTCTAAAATCATTGATGTACCTTGCATTGTAAAAGTTGACACTCCGCATAATGTAGAGAATTTGGGTAACAAGCATCGTTCAATACTAAGTATTCGGTTTAAACCAGACTTGGTAATACAATAACATTTTTACCACATAACTATATTAAACATAGGAGTTATGTATGCAATGGTTAGCAGTTGCTTGTACAGCCGAAAATGAAGTTTTGGCCTGGCATGAAAGTTTGTCTATTCTAGAAAGTGCGTGTGGTGGAGAGTTCCGGGCAATCTCTAGAGTATACTCAGTAGAAGATCGAGAAATGGAAGCACTCCGATCTAATAATTTAAACTTCCAACTAAGATCAGTCAATCCAAGAACATTCACTTTTGAAGAATACGATCGTCCCGACGATATCAAATTACTTTCATTGCTGTTGCAAACCAAGGTTAACTTAACAGTTGAACTTCATATGCGTATAGCACATGGATACAAACGTTTTCTTAGTATGGTTCCTTGGCAACAAGAAGCATATCGCCTTAAAGGTATCCAAGCAAAACAAGTCTTATCAGGAAACCATTTGCTTAGTGAAGTTGGTATGATTGCAGACTATGCAGAAACAATGAATATTGATATACTCACTGCCGCAAACATTATAAATGTTAAGAATGAAAATCACACATACCTAATACGAAAACTTGAACAAATACGAATCAAGCATCAAGCGGCAATTCGTGCGGCAAATTCAAAAGATGCCGTTGTGGCAATTAGAGCTTCTATGGAAGAAGACTCATTTTTTAGCATGTTAATGTAATGGACTTATTATACTATATCCCTCATCGTTTATTAAACGATACAACGGTGGAGATTACTCCTGTTGCTAGAAGTTTCTTAAAAATGTTTAATCCTTGGATCAGCATGAGTGACCGTACTGGCACACTTGATATACCAGGTGTACCTTTGCTTAACAACAGTCCTATCCCTGAACGCGGTGATAATGTATTGTCATTTAAAGCATGTAGTCATAGCCGTATTGATGAAATTGTTAAGGATTTTGAAACAAGTGGTAGGGAAAAACTAGTAATACTATATTCGGGTGGTATTGATAGCACACTCATTGTTGCACTACTGGTTGCTCATCCAAATTGGATCAACTTAAAAGATCATGTGCTATTGGCATTCAACGAAGATAGTCAGCTTGAAAATCCAGACTTTTTTAAAGAATTTATACTTCCCAATTTTGGACATAATCTAATTTCTAGCAATAATTTTTATGCAATCATTAATAATCCAAACAATCTATGTGTAACAGGAGAGTGCGCTGATAACTTATTTGGTAGTCTAACACTAAAGAGTTACATGGATGCCACTGGCAACTACAAGTCAATTCATACTCCATTTGAAAAAGAATCAATGGCTTGGTTACTAGATAAAACTGTATATCATCGTGACGAAAGAGAAAAGATGTTGTATGACATAGTTAATGCATCTCCTGTTCCTATTAATACAAATCATGATTTCTTATGGTGGCTTAACTATGCTATGAAATGGCAAGCTGTCAAGTATCGTATGAGTATGCATAGTCCAACAGCTGAACAAGCCGAGTACATGGCCGGTAATGTAATTAACTTCTTTGATAGTGAAGACTATCAACGTTGGGCATTGTATACCACAGAAGAAAAAGTTGGTGGTAAGTGGAACTCATATAAGCTTCCTGCTAAATTGCTTATTAATGAAATTTGGCCGAATCAAAAATATCTAAGATTTAAAACCAAGTGGCCAAGTCTTCCAACTATCACTAGGTATAACAATGCTTGGGGATTTTTATGGCAAGATGCCAGTGGCAAACTAACTGCTACTAAGAATTACAATTCTTAATTATAGGAGGCCTGTTTTGGCCTTCCATTCATCTTTGAAGACACCGTCAAAGCGAATACTAAATGCCGCAAATGGACTGCTTTTACTAGCATGCCAGTTTTCTGTATCAAACCATGCGACTTGACTAGTAATAGGATGCTCTTCACCTGTTTCACCATCGTAAAGATAAAATTGTTTACGGTCTTGGAATAAATTAATCCAAATAAAGTTGTCAGGTGTAGCAACTGGATTAAGGTCACTGCGATCTCTGTGCATTAGACAGTACTGGTCTTGATCATTGAAGAAAATAACAACTCTACCAATTTCACTAAAAATATTTTGTTCATGTACCCATCTAATTAGTGGTCTAAAATTCTCAGCAGGCTTGGTCCACTTAGTTTTACTTTCCAAGTGTTTGTCGTTGTAGTCTAGCGTAGTTGGCGCACGTAAGTATAAATTGTAGCCAATGCCCAAGTTATCACCTATTAGCTTTAAAAACATATAACCATAAGAGTTTATGTCTTTAGTAAGTTCTATTAGTTCTTTATGACCTGTAGCAGTAGGATTGCGTCTAGTTTTATGCATCACATCAACTAACTCTTTGCCCACTGGGGTAGGCAATGCTCCTGAACCATCTGGCCAATTTGGTCCAATGCCAGCTACACTAGGAAGCACTTGTCCAGTAGACCAACTTTCAGCAAAGCCCTTGCATGTTTCTATTTTAAGAGCATTAAGTGAGGCAATGTCTACATGCTGGTCAAAGTTAATCCAAGGTTGGTTGTTGATAGTTTTAATCATTGTGTTAAGCTTGTTGCCATTGGAAATACTGTGGCAATAACTTCTGCACAGGCTTTAGCAACTTCCTGATGTTCTTTTTGTGTACCGTTTGCACTACGCAATTCAATAAAGTGAATCCAACTGCGTAATGTACCATTCATGTACAAGCGACTTTCAATAAGTCCCTCTGGTAGTACTGCACGAGCTTGTTCTTTGGCTATGCCATTCTTGATAGCCCACTCGTATTCTCTTTGTGCGGCATAGATGACTCGTTGTTGAGCTCTGTACCATTCATTTTGTAACAGTTGATCATCGACGTCAACGCTGTTCTGTCTATTCTTGGGGTCTTGCAGTCTAGCTTCTCTTGTAACAAAATTGAGATCTTTCGTTGGGTCAGCATAGCGTTGAGAGAACTCTTGGAAACTGAAACTTCTGTGTCGCAAGATTTGTCTTGCAATGTCTCTTGTGGTTGTGATTTCGATACAGGCACTGACCATTTCAAGTGGGCTCCAGTGTTGGTGCTTGATGAGGTATCTGATGAGCTTTTCTGATGTGTCAGTGTTAAGTTGGTTGCTAGGATTGGACACACGGGCGCAATACGCAATGAGTTCCTGAGCATCTGCAACTCCCAAAGCCGCAAATTCTTTTGTAGGTTGGGAGTAACTGAGTAGCTTAACATCCATTTTTATTCCTTGTTGTTATATGCTAGTATAGCATCTTTACGCTTAGACCACAAGCGTTTCACTTCCGAAGGAGGTGCAAACGGTATCATTAGAATTAAACAAGGATCAAATTCATGCTGGCGGCCACTGACACTACTGCCAAAGTCAAAACTACTTGCTTTGGCATGATGGTTGTTATGCCAGCCACTACCCCAATGGAAGTAACCAAGCCACCACACATTTGTACTTTGATCGTTGTTGTCCGAGTTCTGGTAACCAGCGGCAGGCACATGTCCAAATGTATTAACAAGTCCATCTGCATGTAGGCTCATTAAACTACCAATTACAAAGAACCAAACAGTAAATGTTAATCCAAACAATATGGTGCTTAATAACAACGTACCAAAGATAATTTTGTTATAGTTCTCATGGCAAAATACCACACGACGATCGCGTAGCAAATCTACTGCATATCTAAAACTTACTGTGTCCTGTTTTACTGCAAATTGCCAACCCATGTAACTCCACCACTTGCCGTTGCCAACTGGAGTGTGAAAATCCTTACCTGGCTGATCACTTACTCTATGATGATGTCCACGATGTAGTGCGGCCCACCATAGCGGACTTCCTTCACCGACCATGACACCTGCCCATAACAAAAACGGTTCTACCCACTTGTAAGGAGTCCATGACTTGTGACTAAGAAAACGATGCAATGTTAAATTATTACCTACACCATCAAGCAAGACCCAACCACACAATGCAGTTACAGGGTACCACCAACTCCACTCTGTTGCCACAGCAAATACGATAGCAATAATGGCAGCAATGTGGTATGGAAACCAAACTGCCAGTATGTATGGAATTTGATGAGTCTTTTGGTATAAGTCTTGTTGTACCTTAAACCAGTCAAGTAGCTTCGTTATTTGCATTTTCATTCTCTAGTTTTTCTTTCGCTCGATTTTGTTTGTATTCTTCAATCTTGTCCTTCCGCTCTTGAATTTTTCCAAGGCGTGCAGTCAAATCAGTTTCTGCTTCTGTTAATCCCACATGCTTACCACCTGCACTTGGGGCTTCAGTGTTATCTCTACGTAGTATATATCTTCTAAAAGACATGTCGTGCGGATGAAGTGCTCCTCCCATGAGCTCATGAATAAATCCATACGGATGTCGCTCATTCTTTGGTACCACACACTCAACGAATGTAAAGTATCTTTCTCTAACAGGTAACATAATTTTACTATAGGCGGCTTCTCTAGTAGATGGGTAAGTTACATAAAACTCATTCATACCTGCGTTTTCATGGAAAGCACAAAGTTCCTGAACCAATATACGAAAGATTGGGATAAATCTAGCACCAATGCTAGGGCTTAATAACCAACTAATAGACCAAGAAGGTAAGTGTCCCCAACGTCTAACGCCAACTAAGCAAACGCACTCGTCGCCTTTAAAGAGGCCAAATGCTTTTCTAATATTGTGATTATTAAAGTTTGATGGAATTAAAAACATTCTAAAAAACTTCTGAAACCGTGTGGTACGGTCTGTGTCGTTGGTAATTTTAAACTCTGGATACTTGTCAGGGTCAGCGTTTTCGTAAATTTGCAATGCAGTTGCGACTGTAGAGTCTAGATCGCTAAATTCTAGTGGTTTTAAAGTATATGACATGATGATTCTTTTCCTGCTATCAGGTTATCTCGCAATTCAATTGCTGGTATAGTAAAGCCCCTTGGGGAATGTGGTAAATGCTTTTTAATGTTATAACCAACTTGATTCCATAAGTGCATGTAATTCTCAACGCCAGTATACTTGGGACGTGGTCTAAACTTAAAACCAGTGTGAGCATAAATCTTCATCTTAGAACTTGTCCAACCTAGCTTACCAAAAATTCTATCGTTAATCAAATCATCAACTGTTGGAAGTTGTAAGAATGCCAACATGCTTTCTGGACTATAAGTGTAGAAATTGTTCAATGCTGGAATGCCAGTTTTGTCGTTGAATCTGCGCCATACTCCGTCTTGATCTTCCTTTTTCAAAAACACCCAAGGTAACGAATACTTGCCAGTGTCCCAATTAATGTTTGGAACTTTTTCTAATTCAACTTCATCAATCGTAATCATTGGTGCTTGGTAGTCTTCTGCTACACGCAACAGTATTTGTTGATACAAGCTATATGCTTGATAACGCTTGGCTACTTCGTAACATTCTTCTGACTTGACAAATTCTTCTGGATTAAATTCAATCACATGACATGATAATCCCATCTGGCGTACCATTTCTAGCATGGGGTTAATGTCGTGTGCATTTGCACCATTGGGAAATCTTACCGTGGCTAGTTTTGGTGTCAACCCTGCAGCCAAGAACGAATGTAATGCAATTTCACTATCTAGACCACCGCTCATAAAAATTGTTAAATTTTTGTAGTTATTTGTTAGTGCTCGGGCAGTACGTATACATTCGTCACGAAAAGACATTGGTAGACGAGTGCATCCACCAACACTCATGTGCGATGTATCGTCGCCTTCTTCTCTCCAAATTTTACTTGGATCATTATTGTAATAGTATTTTATATAGGAATTTTCAGTATTAATAATGCTCATGTTACTTTTTCCATTTGAATGAAGGGTCTATCCCTCACTCCATATCTGCTATTAATATCTTCTGCAAGTTCCAAACATGCAACTCGGTTGATTGGTTTAATAATTGCCCATTGCCTTGTATTGAAGTATCGAATACGGTGAGGCAATACAATACAATCATTCCACCATTTGGACCAAACTGTTCCTAGTGTAGCACCAGAGTTTGTACTTAACTTTTTAATTGTATCGTATATCCACTTGTTGTGATCATTGAAAGTTAATACCATGCCAACTTTATCATTTTGTTTACACCAATCGAAGTTTGCATTAAGCAGATATGTTGTTATTTCATTTGTTGACCTATAAGCAGGTAACAGCCAACATCGGTTGCCACCTGAGCCTAGCAAAGAGTTTATGTATAGAGTTTCTACTGCACTAACACCAACTATGTTCTCGGTGAGGTTATCATACAACAATGCAATTTCGCCATTATTGTTGGTCCATCGTTTTAAACTATTAACAGAAAATAAGAATCCAACATTATCTTCGTTACCCATATTAATTGCCGCTGGAGATTCATCAGCTTCAACTTTTTTTAAGAAAATTTGATAGTCGGCACGATACGGATCAAAGTTGTTTGCAGTTGTCAGCTCAACACGAAGTGGATTCATATGTGTATGTAGCCACTAATCAGCGTCAGTGTTTACCAAGCTCATCAAAAGATGAACTCGTGTATCTTTACTGGCATTAATAGCTGTATGTTCGTTGCGAGTATCAACCCACCAAACATGTCCGTCTGCTGGAATATGAACAATTTCTGGGGGAGTTGTAAAAATAAATTTGGCCTGATTGTGTGTGGTTATTGCAATGTGCAAACGAGCATTGTCATCAGTGTGTATGGAATAGCAACGTCTGCCTTCCATGACCATGATTCTAGTTCTATAAACTTTCCAAGGCAAACTAGGAAAAAAGTCTGTTTCCCACCATGAGCCTTTGAGAGCAGGATGAATTTTGTCCCATACACTTTCTTTAACGCCAATTCTTGAGCCAGTGCTATTGTCCCAATCGCCTGTGCCATCAGTTTGAATTGATACCTGTAGATTACTTTTTTGTAATTTGTCATCCCATAGTAATTTTGCCGATTCAATGCGTAACCGTTCTAAGTCAATTTTAGTATCTGTTTTTTTAATTCGATCACTCATACAGTACCTATTACCATGTATCTGTTACACTTGTGCAAAACAAGTTCGCCTTGCCATGTGATTTTAGATAGTCCACAACTCTTTACAAATTGACTCAACGAACTGTGACAGTTGACATGATCTACCACATCAAACATATTATTTCCTTGCAGTACCACTTCAGTACCAGCTGGCAAAGTTTTGATCCAGGTATTGTGATTTTTAAAATGTTCAACAATTGTGTCAATAACCAATGGATTTTTATATGCAAAAAAATCAACTAATCTTATATCTTTATCTAGATTATTGTATAACGGGTTAAATGATACGTTCAAACTTTTTGCCGCATCATGTACACTACTGTCAATGTCAATATTTACAACCTTGCCTAGCTTTACTTCTTGCATACTAGCAAGAAATGGTAGCACACCAACCCAACCTCCAACTATAATTGAAGTTTGTTCAGCTTTTGATTTGAATATGTTTACCTTATTGTTTCTTGTCAGGTGCTCGGAAAGTTTGTCTATTAGCCACTGTTTGCTTTTAATTTGATTTCTACTAAGCGCATCCTTCCAGTTTAGGTCAGGGTAGTTGCACACAGTAAGCGCAAGTTGATTAATATATTTTTTGTTCCGTGGATAATAAAAGCCAAGAGCATTTGCAAGCAAAATAATATCATTATCATTAACACACGAAAGTAATGTTATATCGCTGATATAGAAATTTAAAAAACTAACAATAGTTTTAATTGATGCATCATTGATTAACATTGACTTTAACTTATCAACACTGTCGGATGTATTAAAGAATCCATAAGAGTTGATACCATCAACTGCAGATAAAATTCTGATTTCGTTTTTAGATTTTACAGCCGAAACCAATGCTCTTAAATCAACAAATTGCTCAAACCCAATTTCAATGATCAGACGCTCAAGTTCAACTTGCTCATTGAATTCTAACCACCGATGAAAGTGATGTATACTTTTACGAAAGCCAATTGCTTCATCGACAAAGTATAAAATTGAAGAACGTAGTTCTGTATTTTTATTCATTAAACCAGCCAAACATACTTAAATTAGTTTGCCATTGTACGTCTTCGTTTGTCAATGGCTTTGCAGGGTGTAGTTGTGTCATTTTGATAAAGTTACTTTGCTTACTATCAAAATCAGGCAAGATCCAACCCATGCCGTCGCTTATTTTTTTGCCAAGTGCTTTACTTGCTTTTGTTGGATCAGCATTGGCATGATCGTTGAAAAAATGCTCGAACCAATCATAGTCCCTAATCTGCACAAAGTCAAAGTTTTCATATTGTAACAGATATACAGCTAATCTTGCTCCGTACACACTCCACATACCATGCGCTACATCAGCGCCAACAGCTAGCCACGTTAGCAAGCGTTGATAGTTAGCGGCATGCATACAAGTTGACCAGTCATTAAACTCCAATACTGTGCCTTGGTCCATACTAAGTTTAACACCTTCTCGAAAACCTACGCGAAATGCTTGGTAAGCACTACCATTGGTGTAAACATTACTCCAACATCCTGGCAGTTCTTTATAGCGTGATGCGTCCCAACAAAAATCTACTGCATCGCGTTCTTCATCTGCTAGCTCATGACTTTTCATATTGGCCAAGTGTTCTGTGCTCCACAACTTTAATCCGCCGTTGCCATACATGAGTCCGTTTGTGTATTGTCGACCTCCCCAGGTATAGCTTACTTTTCCATTTAGATCTTTGGGAGATGAACATTTAAAAAATTTAGGGTCAACTTGATTATCAGCATCTACAGTGATAACATATTCGCTATTTGGGAATTGAGCGGCCGCTGTTTTGTGAGCTGTATCAAAACCAACTACACCATGTACTCTGGCAATATTTTTATGCGGTGTTACCTTTTGTAACATTTCCCAGTGAATATCAGCATTTGGTTCGTCGAAACTCAGAAACACCACAGGAAAGTCAGCAAGAGAGTACGCATGTATTTTTTTAGCAGGCACGTTAAACATTGACATTTTTAAATTTTTCCTTTAACCACTTCCAGTCGTTGATTAGATTTAATTGTTTTAAATCATCACTATGTTGAAGACCAAATAAAGTTCCTGCACGGGCGCCCAAAATTGAGTAAGGCCCATTGTGCCGGTCCCATCCTTTTGTACACCATGACAGTCTATTAGCATTGTTGTTTTCAATTTCTTGCCAATAGTTAAAAATATTTGTTTCTGCCTTGTACTTTTCCATTATAAAAAGGCGTTGAACGTTTAAATAATTTACTTTACCGTCGTCAGAATAGTCTAGTGTTTCTACAGTCTCTAACAGCTTTTCCATTTCTGCTTCTTGCTTTGCAAGGCTTTTACGAATGCGAAGTTTTATTATTGAAAGAGATGAAAGCTTTGCACATTCTCTAAACGCACCAATCCAGGCTGATTCGGGTGTGTGATTGAATCTTGTCTCACAACTTATATCAGTTTTGCTTATAGTAATGTCGGCTAAAGAGGTTGACATGTCTATTTCCCAGCCATGTTTCTTAATAAATGGCTCACGTGGGAAAAGTTTAACTCCGCCATATCCATACGTAAGTGTGTTTACAGGATTTATACTTTTCCAAATGCTAATACACTGAGTTTCGGGTACATTCCAATATAGTAAATTGGGGTCTGGTTCCCATGAAAAATCAAAGTTGTCAACTATCCAGGCATCAGCATCCACTACCCAAAAGTTATCAGTTGTGCTTAGTGTAGCACATACTCTATGGGCATTAAAAATTCCAACAACATCTTTGACCCGTTTTGCTTTGGGTGCAAATTCCAATAAGCGTTGCCAGTTTTCTTCACTGCATTGCTCGCCCATTGATAAAAAGAAAACATCTAACAAAGCTTACTCCGCAATAAACTGTTCTACATCACTCTCTTTGACAGTTGGTCCAAGGCGATGTGGATTAAAATAACTGGCTTTGAAGAATCTACTGCCAGCTTCATCAAGGTCGGCAATTTCCAATCTTAAATCTTGTTTTAGGATTCTACCAAGCTTTTGAGTTTCTTCTGTTAATTTAGATTTGCTGTAGGAATACTTTGATGCTGAGCAAGTCACTTCGTCACCTGCAAACATTGGCATTACTGTTTCTGCCCAGTACTGATTGTGCCATTCAAAATCAGCAACCAATTTGTAGTCCCAACCTTTATGCAAGTTGGTCAAGTAGCAACCTAACCGTGCGCCATACATAGCCCAAAGACCATTTTGTACATCAGTACCAACACTCATCCAGACCAATAGTCTACGATGATTTTTAAAATTATTCTTATCAGCAATCTGACGCCAATCCATTGGACGACCATCGTGTAGTGCTAGCTTGACGCCTTCTCTAAAACCTGCACGATATGCCTGATACGGAGTTGCATTGTTGTACACATCACTGTAGATATTGTTTAACTGATGATAGTGAATATCCCAGCAAAAGTCTACTGCACCTGCACCACTATCAACTGCTTCGTGTGTACGCATTTGTTCCACTACTTTCTTTGGCCATAACTTAACCCCTCCATTGCCATAAACCAATCCATTGACAACATTCTTGCCGGACCAAGATAGTACATCACTACGGTCAAATTTGTTTAAGTCTAGTTCAAGTTCAAAAAAATCTGGGCGCACTTTGTTGTCGGCATCAATTGTGATAAAGCGTTCAGTTTCAGCTAACTTTGCTGCCGCCTTATGGCAAGCATCGCTACCATATACACCATGACTGCGTTTGGCCCATGGACATTTTTCTAATAAGTCTGCATAATTCTCATCTGCGTTTGGTTCATCATAGCTGATGAATACTACATCAAATTCACTAATAGGGGTTTTCAATTTAAGACTCCAATATCTAAGTTGTTTGCTTTATATAACAAATTTGGTCGTGCCTGGTATTGCCAATTTGGTAATATTTCAAATGGGTGATGCTGTCTCAACATTAGTGCTGGCATTTCTGCCCATGCTACAAAGTCTTCTGGGTCATCACCTTTTACCACTGCTACACGCAAGTTTCCCATTAAATGATCAATTGCGTTGCCTTTTTCATAATGACTTTGCGCCCATATTCCGCCATCTTTGGTAAACACAGAAATGTGACGACCTGGACCACGATGGCTAATAATCGATGACTCATCAACTATACCAGTAAATGGACTATATTGATTGATTCGACACAATGAAATCTCACTTGCAACCGGCGGCATATTAATACGTATTTGCAATCCTTGGTACAACAACCGCTGTACATTGTCATGGTCCATAAATGCCCACAGGCGTTTTTCCCAGTATCCTCTTTCTATAATATCTGACAGTAGAATTTTAT